CGCGGCCAACGGATCGCCCTGTTGGACCGGATGCCCGAGCCAATCAGTGCCGATCCTGCCACTTGGTATCAATGCAAGTTCTGCGAGGCTTCGCAGTTTTGCGCGTACACCAAGACAACCCGGCACGTGAACTGCCGCACCTGCGCCCTGTCAACGCCGCTGTCGGACTCGACTTGGCACTGCGGCAAGTGGGATGACGTGATCCCGGTCAACGCCCAGCACAAGGGCTGTGATGGCCACGTCCTGCACCCTGACCTGGTGCCGTGGCAGCGCAAGGACGGGCCGGACGAGTTCACTGCCGTGTACGAGATCAACGGGGTGAATGTGGCCAATGGCGATCCTGAGATCGAAGGCGTTTTCAGTTCGCGTGAGCTGCTGGCCAACCCGGCAGCGTGTGCCGGGGGGGATCCTGTGATTGCTGACATGCGCAGGACTTGGGGCGCAAGGGTGGTGGCCTAGTGTTATGATGAATCATTATTTAATGTGAGTGCATCATGGCAAACAAACACGAATTCCATCCAGAGTTTTCCAAACTTGCAGCCACTGGCCTTCGGGCCAGGGAGCTGGGACAGACGCTGTATTTCACCGGCAAAAGATGCTTGAAGGGGCATCTGTCGCCACGATACGCATCGTCTGGTAACTGCGTTGAGTGCATCGCCAACGCCCGTGGCAAGGCGGCCATAAATTCAAGCGGGAGATCCAGCAAACGATCTGCTGTGAATCATGCTGCGGCACTGGCCGCGATAGCGGGCGGGGCTTTGGAGTATCTGTCGGATGCTGCTTGTCCGCATGGGCATTACCGTCGATATGTGACCACAAACAATTGCATCGATTGCGATGTTGAGTCACGAGCCAAAAGAGTAGAAAAAGCGCGATGGGCACGAATCAAAAAAGAATATGGGCTGTCTGAATTGGACGTTGCACAAATGCTGAATAAGCAAAATTGCAAATGTGTGATTTGCAGCATCAACATCAGAAACGGCTATCACATTGACCACTGCCATTCGACTGGAAAAGTGAGGGGTCTGCTTTGTCAAAAGTGCAACCAAGCAATAGGACTGTTGCGAGAAAGTGAATCGCTGTTTTTTAAAGCTGCTGAATACATCAAGGAACACAATGCAACTGCGTGAATATCAAACACGCGCATTGGACATGCTGTATGCGTGGTTTGAAAAGAATGCGACCGGCCATCCAGTGCTGAACATGCCAGGCGGGTCTGGCAAGTCTGTGGTGATTGCATCGCTGGCAAAGGATGCACTGCAAAACTGGCCGGACACACGCATTTTGATGCTGGTGCATTCCAAAGAACTGATCTTGCAAAACGCTGACAAGCTGCGCAAACTGTGGCCTGGCGCACCTCTTGGAATTTACAGCGCCAGCGTTGGAAGGCGTGATCTTGGAGAGCCGATTACATATGCCGGAATTGGCTCAGTGGCCAAGCGGGCCAAGGAGATCGGCCACATTGATCTGTGCATCATTGACGAGGTGCACGCTGTGTCAACTGCTGAGAGTGGCATCTACCGCAAGTTGATTGCCGACCTGCTGGAGATCAACCCTGGTATGCGAATTGTGGGCTTGAGCGCCAGCCCGTACAGGCTTGGACAAGGCCTGATAACTGAAGGGCCTACCGCAATATTTTCCGAAATTTTGGAGCCCGTCAGCATCGAGGAACTGGTTTTCAAAACGCACCTTGTGCCGCTGCGATCCAAAGTCACCAAGCACAAACTGGAAACAGACGGCCTGCACAAGCGCCAGGGCGAATACATCGCATCCGAGATGGAAGCGAAGTTCAACACCGACGACCACAACAGCGCCGTTGTGCAAGAGATCATCGAAAAGGCAAGCGACAGAGCGCACTGGTTGGTTTTTTGCTCTGGTGTTGCGCACTCTGAGGCCGTGGCCGAATGTCTGCGTGTCGCCGGGATTCCTGCTGAGGCCTTGGATGCAACGCACAGTAAGTCTGAGCGCGAGCGAAAGATTGCCGACTTTGAATCTGGCAAGTTGCGTGCGCTGTGCAATGTCGGAATTTTGACAACTGGCTATGACTTCCCAGCGTTGGACTGCATCGCTTTTTTGCGATCCACCATGTCGCCTGGGCTTTACCTGCAAATGGCCGTGCGAGGCATGAGGCCGCACGCTGGCAAGGCTGATTGCCTGGTGCTGGACTTTGCCGGGGTGGTTGAGATGCACGGCCCCATCACCAACGTGCAGCCGCCGAAGAAGTCGGCAGGCGATGGGGAGGGCGAGGCGCCCGTGAAGGTTTGCGATGCGTGCGGGGAGCTGGTGCACATCTCAGCGATGACCTGCCCTGCGTGCGGTGCTGCGTTTCCTGAGCCGGTCAAGAAGGCGCTGGTGTTGCGCAATGACGACATCATGGGGTTGGAGGGCAAAGAGCTGGAGGTGAGCGCCTGGGCGTGGAAAGAGCACACCAGCAAGGCCAGCGGCAAGCAGATGCTGGCCGTGACCTATTACGGGGGCTTGAGCGATGCGCCAATCACAGAGTACCTGCCCATCTTGCATGAGGGCTATGCAGGGCAGCGTGCCATGAGCCAGTTGGTAAGCATGGCCAACAGCGCCAGCATCGTGGAAGGTGGCCTGAATGTGCAGACCATGATCGAGATGGTGCAAAACCTGAACAACGCCACGCCGCCGAAGGTGGTCGAGTTTCGTAAGGACGGTAAATTCTTTAGAGTGATGAAAAGGAGTTGGGAATGATTGACGAACTGGTGAAAGCGCAAAAGCTGCGCGAGTGTGACGTGTGCAAGCTGCAAAGCGAGCCGAGAGGCGGGATCGAGCTGCGCACCAAATGGCACCGCGCCATGTGCTGGGTGAAGGCGATGCAGCGGGGGCTGAAATGAGCAATGTCGTCACAGCGCCATTCAGACGCGAGCATCTTGGCGAGATGGCCAGCAAGATCGAGGCCGTGGTCTACGAATATGCGGACCGAATCTCGCTGGCCGAGGCCATTGGCATCCTTGAGATCGTGAAGGCACAAATTCTGGAGGACCAGCACAAATGAGCAAGCACACACCAGGGCCGCGGAAGGCCGTTTATGTGGGCTGCAGCGATTGGGACATGAGTGGTCCAGTCACAGAGCAAGACTGGAAGCTGGCTGCTGCTGCGCCTGATCTGCTTCAGGCATTGACCCTGCTCGTCGCCGGAATCGAAAACAGTGTGTCAGACACCTACATTCCACTCGTCAAGGCGCGGGCTGCCATCGCCAAAGCAACAGGAGGCCAACCATGAGCACCAGACCACCAGAGCCAGAGTCCCTGATCCAGTGGCGCGAGTGGTACGAGGCGGGCCCGCCGCGCTGCTGCCACACCTGCGAAAACTACGGCAACGATGGGCTGTGCACCGAGTTCTTCATGACGCCACCCGCCGAGTTTGCCGAGGCGGTTGGGGAGTGCCCGAGCTGGATGATAGAAATTCCGTTTTAGTTTTAAAACGGGTAAAATGGCGACTGCTATTCATAGGAGATCGCCATGCAAAAACAGTGTTTTAAGTGCCAGTCTATCAAGCCAATTTCAGAGTTTTACAAGCACTCCAAAATGGCGGATGGACATTTCAACAAGTGCAAGTCCTGCGCTAAAACAGACGCAAGCACGCATCGATCTGAAAATATTGAGAAGGTGCGAGAGTACGACAGGGCGCGTGGAAAGCTGCCAGAGCGCATCAAGGTTGGTGTCGAGATCAATCGTATCTGGCGTGCTGAAGATAGGCGCAGACAGAAGGCGCACAACATGGTCAGCTACGCCATTAAAACCGGAAGGCTGGTGCGAGAGCCATGCTGTCGATGCGGGGATCAAAAAAGTTTGGCGCATCACGAAGACTATGACAATCCGCTGGATGTTGTTTGGCTTTGTCAGCCATGCCATAAGCAACGCCATAAAGAGATCAAGGAATCACTTTGAACAAAAAAGAGCAGCGCCAGTTTGAGCGACTGGAGCGCCTGCTGGCCGCCGAAAAGGAGCGGTCAGACAAGGCGTGGGACGCCTACCGAAGCGCCATGTATGAGCTGGTGGACGTGAAGATGAAACTCGAAGCCATTGAAAAGATCATGAATGAAAACTACGACTGAAAAAATCCCAAGCGAAGACCAAGAGCAGATGCTGTTCGTGCAGTGGTTTCGCCGCACATACCCGCTTGTGCGCATCTTTGCCATTCCAAACGGTGGCCATCGGCACCCGGCTGTGGCCGCCAAGATGAAAGCGACAGGCGTGTCCTCTGGCGTGCCTGACCTTTTCATCCCCGAGTGGCAGCTGTGGATTGAGATGAAGCGGACCAAGGGCGGCAGCGTGAGCATGGAGCAAAAGGACTGGAAACTGTATCTTGAGAAAGTGGGTTATTGTGTTAAAGTGTGCAAAGGTGCTGAAGATGCAAAGTGGCATATTCAGGCCTTTGTAACCATTGAAAATTTGGAGTGAAAAATGAGCACACACATCTATGTCGTGACCGACATCGAGACCAACAAGCACCGCCTGATCCGCGCAGGCAACCGAACGCAGGCCATCCGGCATGCCGCGCAAACACGCTTTGACGTGGCATATGCCGAGCAAGACGACCTGGTGGGTCTGCTGTCTGCTGGCATTGCCATTGAGATGGCTGGTGAGGGCGCGATCCGCGACATGTTTGATGACGTGAAGGAGGAGGCATGACCACCGCCGCCCCCAAGACCAAAGACCGCTACATGACGATCCGTCTGCCTGCTGACGTTGAGCGTGACCTGCGCAAGATGGCCGAGGCGAACACCCGCACGCTGGCCGCGCAGATTCTGCACTTGGTCAAAGCTGGGATGGCCAAGGAGGCAAAAGCATGACCAACTACGAGCGCACCGCCGCCTGGCTGAAGGCCTGCGGCAAGACGCCAAGCCCTGAAGCCGTGAGCGTGCAGGCCGGGTGCATGATCGAGGAGATTTGCGAGATGCTTTCGTGTCTGCGCACGGACTCTGAGGGCTACGCCAAGCTGCTGGATCGCACGCGGGTTGATCTGGAGTGGTTCGCCTCGAAACTCAAGCGCGGAGAGCATGTGGTTTACATCCCAATCCACCTGCGCACCGATGCGCTGGACGCCCTGTGCGACATTGAAGTCACGGCCAACGGGGTAGCTTACCTGGCCGAGATGGACAAGCCTGGTGCTGCCCTGGCCGTGCTGGACTCCAACGATGCCAAGCTGGTGGACGGCAAGCCGGTGATCCTTGAGGGCGGGAAAATCGGCAAACCCGAAGGTTGGAAAGCGCCAGACTTGAGGGGGTTTGTGTGAGAAAGGCCGGGAAGAAACGCCCGGCCCAAAGGCCCAAGCACTACACCATCATGGACGAGATGATGGCCAGCCCCACTGAGCCATTGCCGCTGGAGCACCGCACGCACCAGCTCACGCGCATGTATGAAGGCCTGGCCGCGATGGAGCAAGGCACGAACCCCACCACAGACGATTGGCGGGTGGTGTCGGATGCTGTCAATCTGATGGAGACGCTGATTGAAACCATGCAGGTCTGCGAGGACGCATCTGGCCTGCTGATGGACGCGATCACTGCGCTGGCAATGGCAGGCCGCCGCAACTTGGCCGGGGCCGCGATCCGGCTGGACGGTGCAGGCATTCAGGCCGTGAGGGCCATCCTGGCCGACTATGCCGAGTTGCTGGACGTGCTGCCAGCACGCACGATGATTCGCTGCCACCGCCTGACCGAGAAACGCCTGCATGAGCTGCTGGACGGCAAGCGCAAGCCGCACGATGTGGAGATCACTTCGCTTTAGGGTTTGTCCCTATAAAATAAATTGTGTGATATTGTGTGAAATGATGTTATGATTCAGTCATCGCAACAAACCAAACCGGAGTAACCGACATGGCAACTTACAAAATCATCAAAGCTGAATCCTCTACACACACTGGCCGCATTGTCATTGTGTGGAACGTGGTGGATGCGGCAGATGAATATGTGTACGACACATTCAGCCGCAAGTGCGATGCCAAGGCTTGGATCAATAACGCTACCGCTTAACCCCCCGGGGCCATAGGCCCCACCCTCAGGAGAAAACGACATGAAAAACTACACAACCCCCCGCAACTACGCCGACTGCACATGGGTGCAGGGATATGGCCGCAAGGAGCCGCTTTTGAAGCGCCTGGCACCCTACGCCTTGGCCTTTGTAATTGGCGTGGCTATGGCTGCCCTGTTGGTCGCGTGGTGGTCGTCATGATCGTCACCAACATGCACCACACGCAGTCAGTGCGAATTGGCAAGCCTGACCGCTTTGAAGACGCCAACGGCTTGCTTCTGTTTGTGTGCCGGACGATAACGATCACCGACGAGGACGGCAAGCCGACCGAGATCAAAATTTTCTCGAAAGAGGAATGCACTTTGGAGGTTGAAGAATGACCTGCATGAACACAATGATGATGCGTGGCCGCCAGGCCGATGATGACCAGGCCGAGCGCCTGGCCGATGCGATTGAGGCCCGTGCTGCCGAGTTGCTGACGCATGGCGAGGCGTGCGATCCGATGGATGGCCACAACATTATTGAGGCAATGGAGGCAGCAACTGACACCGACAAGCGACTGTTGGGCCAGTGGGTTGCATCTGGATCTTATGAGGCCTGCGGTTTGTGGATGGCCGCGATCTCAAAAGAATATTGGGCAAAGATGGCCGACGAGCTGGCCGAAAAGGAACTGACATGACACAAGCACAACGAGTCTTTGAGGCCGTGATGCGCGGCAAAGGTCATGACGACTTCACCAAGTCGCCGACTGGTCGGTATTTGAATACCGGCCTGCAAGTGCGCTGGCCCATGTTCTTGCTGGGCTGGGAGATGAGGGAGGCAACCAAATGACCACATGCAAACGATGCGGCAAAGCCGTTGGCACAAACGATTGGGACATCCACACCTGCACCCCGAAGCCTGGGCTGTGCGATGACTGCGAGACAGTCAGTCACTGCCTCAAGCATGGGTGTGTTCCGAAGCACCAAGCCCTTGAGCAGATGGCACAGAACGCCCGTGAGTTGGGGTTGGACTATGAGTCTTCAGAAAACACCAAGGCGGCTTACCAGCGCGGGTATCTGGACGGCATGGCGAAGCCCTGCGTGGAGTGTGCGGATAGGAAACTCAAGGAGAAGAACACATGCTGACAATCAAAGACGAGGTGGCGACGCTCAAGCGTGGCCGCAGGGTGACAGTGGAGCTGGAGCCCAACGAGTACCTGATGAGCTTCAAAGACGGTGCGTACTACCGCCTTGGCGGGCAAGTGGAGGATGTGGTGGCCGGGTACATCATCATCGACGCGCACCCGGTCTGCTGGTGCAGCGTTACACAGAAGTGGGAGGACGCATGAGAACCACAGTTGAAATGGCCCGTGAGGCTGGACTGCACTGTGCAGTTTTGCTGTACATGTACGGCAAAGAGAGCGCCCTATGCGATTCGGAAATAGAAGAACTGAGGAGGCTTGAACGCTTTGCTGCCCTTGTCCGTGCTGACGAGCGCAACTCATGGCCTGCCGAAATGGAAGCAATGGAGCGACAGGTCAACATCCTGACCGATGCGTTGGCACAAGAGCGTGAGGCGTATGCAAAGGTGTGCGACGAATGGGAGCGGGTTTGCAACCAGCATTTACGGCACATCAAAAAACTCAAGGAGAAGAACACATGAACATCGTGATCTATTCTAAAAGCCATTGTCCAAACTGCACCGCCGCAAAGCGCCTCTTGGATGACAAGGGCATCGGGTACATGGAGTACAGCGTTGATGGTATGACCCCAGAAACCATCGAAGTTGTGTGCGGGTTGGGTGTGCGCCAGATGCCGCAGATTTTCATTGAGGGTCAGCGCGTGGGCGGTCTGGCCGGGTTGCAGCAAGCACTGAAAGAATTGGGGTTGTTATGAGCACCGAAGCAATGAAGCTGGCGCTGGAGGCGTTGGAAACAGAGAGCGATCTCTATCGTGAAAACAATGAAGACGGAGCGCCAGATTACATCTGGGAGGCCATCACCGCCCTGCGAGAAGCACTGGCACAGCCGCAGCAGGAGCCCGCTGCTTACCTGTTCACAAACGTGCAATCTGGCGACATTGAAACCAGCACTGACCCAGATCACAAGCAAGATGACCGCGAAATGTGGTTCCGTGAAGTTCTTGTGCGCCCCGCAGCACGCAAGCCGCTGACGGATGCGCAGATTGAAACGGTTTGGAGGAGTGTCCAAGCCAATGATTTTCACGATTGTGTGAAGCCGTTTGCACGAGCCCTTGAAGCAAAACACGGCATCGAGGGGGACGTATGATCGCAACCAGCCCACTGAGCGGCCAAATTTACTCAGGTCGAGCCAACAGATACATGACCGCGTTTGTCGGTGAGAAGAAAGATGTGACCAGTGAGGTCTTAAAAGCCATCATCGACAAGGCCGAATATCACGGAGGTGAATTTGAAATTGAAGGCGCAGGACAGAAGTGGACAGTCACAGTGGTCGCACACGGCATCAAGGGGGACGCATGATTTATTTTGAAACTGACCAACCCCACTACTTGGTGTGGCCTGCGCTTGCTGTCGGTATTGACGATGAGCTTTGGGTTGGTATCGGCTGGCTGAACTTTGAGGTTGGTTGGCGTAACGGTGATGGTGGATCGGGCCACGGCATCAAGGAGAACTCATGACCCTGGAAGAACTGAAGCTCATCCCACTGCAATACACCTTCGGGTACAGCGCGGAGGACCATGCTGTTCGACAGTACATCAACGAGGAACACGGCATTGCCAAGCAGGTCTACACACCGCGCAGCAAGAAGACTGGCAAGTGGGGTGCTGGCAGAGCGACGCTCAAGCTGCTCAAGACGGGCGAAGAATTCGACACCATTGAGGCCTTGCTGGTCGCTATTAACAAGGAGAAGACATGAGAGAGCCTGCCGCCCTGCACTACGCCAAAGTGCTGGAAGACTTTTATTTAGGCATTGGTCGACTTGATGCGACTGGAGCCGCCGCCGAACTGCGCCGCCTGCACGCCATCGAAGAGGCCGCCCGGAACCTTGTCAAGGTCAAGGGTCGCTACAACACAGAGCAAGCGTTCAACAAATTGAAGGAGCTGCTGACATGACCTGCAAACACAATTGGATACCCAGCTTCTTTGGCATCAAGTACCGCACACCGAACAGCTACTGGTACTGCTGCGCCCGATGCGGCAACGTGATCTGGACAACGCTGAATGGCTTGAAATGAAAGCCAACCACCCCGTCATTCGCGCCATTCTGCGTGAACACACCGATGGCCTGACGATCAAACAGTTGGTGGAGCTGATACCGGCAACGCAAGGGCCGACCCGTACAGCCCTCAAAAACATGCCTGACGCATACATTGACAGGTGGGTGAAGGCTGATGCACCAAAAAGCAAATACGAGGCCGTGTGGGCGGTTGTGGTGCCGCCTGAAGACTGCCCAAGACCAGCAACAAAAGGAGAAATGAAATGAACTGCTGCACGAATGACTGCAACCAGGGCCGTGACTGCCCTGCCCGTGTGACCAAGGCCAAGCCTGTCATGAGGGCCGCCGATCCCCTGCCGCCGAGCATCTGGCGCTACCAGTTGAAGAAGCTGGCCTATTGGATGCTGCTGGCGGTCTTCGGGATGCTGTGGATGGGGTTTCTTGCGGCCTGTGCCGTCCACTGGTCCTAAGCCTTGCCTTTGATGCGCTCCCATGAGCGCAGGCCACCCAGCCCCAACATGCCGGTCAGCAAGACCATGAGCGTCTCGTTGTCGATGGGTGGCAAGGGCGGCACGGAGACGCCTAGAACGGCCAGCAGCCACGGTAAAAGCGGCTGGACAAGGAACTGGTACACCAGACCGAAAACGCAGGCCCAGCCGGTTGCCGGACGCCAGCCACCACGGAACATGTCGGTTCCTGCCTCGGTCTTGTTGACCTCAAGCTGACCCATGGCCAGCTTGGTCTCTGCGTCGAGCACGGCCAACTCGCCGCGCTGGGCCAGATCGAGCAGTTTGATTTTGGCGTCTGCCGCCGCCTGTGGGTCGGGCAGCACTTTCTCCAAGATGCCGCCGATGACCGGGATGAGTGCTTGCCAGATCATGCGTATGCCTTTCGGTCGAGCTCGAAATGTGGTCCGTCCTTGAATGTTCGCCAGTCCCCGCCCCACACAATCCTGACACCTTCCAGCCTGGCCGCCTCTTTCATAGCCGCTGCGATCTTGTGGTACAGCGGCCAGTCCCATCTGACCTCATCGCCGACCCAAGCCCCAAGATCGACCGCATGGCCCGTGAGGTGGCGGCTGTTGAGGGTCTGGCTGGCCCCGGCCTCAACGAGTGCTTTCTGGCGCTCTGGCGTCCTGAGACCCTCCAGCACGGTGAAGTCCACCTCAGTGATCTTGATGGCACGCTCGACCACTTTCACCAGATCCTGGTGCACGCCCTTGAGTCGTTGCCTGGAGCGTGGGCCGAGGCTGTACATCAGCTTTTCCAGTGGCTGGCAACAAAGCCAACAAAGGCCGAAAACGCCGAGGCGATGCTCATGCCAATCCAAAGCCCACCCTTAGAGCGATTGGCCAAGGCCAGCAGCTCTTCAAGTTGGCGTTCCATTTTGTCGACCTTTCGATCCATGTCCTGGACTTTTTGCCAGAGCACGCCGTACTTCACTAGGTCGATCTCGTTGCCTTCCGCCATGACATCGGCCTCCAACATTACAGGCCTTGGCCAGGGGTGATGTAGACGGTGTTGGCCGCTGCAGCCAAACCACTGAAATATGTGTCCTTGTTGAAGCGCAGAATTTCAATCGAGCCTGGCAACAGCACGACAGCAGGAGACGGGTTGCCAGCGACTGGAGCAACTGCGTTGGTTGTGGCTTCTGCTGCGCTTGCGCCAGTACCAATGAACACGGTATTCGTGCCAGCGTTTACAAAGCGGAATTGCCCGGCGTTCTGCGGGTCAAACTTTTGATAGACAGGGGCTTGGATGCCTGCAGGTGCAACAGCAGCAGCTGCCACAACGATGGTTTCGCCAAGAGGCGAGAAAGCGATTTGCGAGTTGGTTGACATGATGACTCCTTACAAAAGTGAAAAGACGGCCTTGTTCTTGCGCCGAGTGTAAATTTGACCTGAAAACGTGTCGTAGTAGCTGATGCTGGCGAGGTGGCCGTTCAGGTAGTTCGTACCGTCAGATCCAAGCCGCGCTTGCGTGACTGTTGGGATTGTTGCAGTCAGGTCTTCAACCCGAGCGTCGTTGTCCTTTCTGGCCGCGCAGAAGTTGGTCTGCCACCAGCCTGTCAAGCTGTAGGCTGTGTTGGCAGCAATCGTGCCAGCGTCGATCTGCGCCTGTGGCGTGCCACCATCGACGATGTACAACTCTGGGTTCGTTGTGTTACCACGCAGCGCAATGATCTCGTTGGCCGTGCCATCGTCGAACTGGATCAGAGGACGAATTCCGCTTACGGTGGAAGGCAAAGCCTGAACTGTTGCGCCACCAAGCCCTGCTTGCCACCAGTCGCTGAAGTTCGCGCCGGTCATTGTGGCAATGTCCGGGTTGCGCGTGGCAGTTGCAGCGCCAGTCGGAATGTAGCTGGTGGCTGATGCTCCAACTTCAGTTTGGCCGCCGTAGATATAAATTCCAGACGTTCCGTCTCCAGCGTAACTGGATGCGCTGCGTGGGTAGATGCGAATGCGGTGAGAAGTAACAGTACCGTTCAGCGTGTACGTGACTTCACAACGATACCAATCATCCTTCCACGGTCGAGCAGCAGTTGCAGAGATTAGACCAGTAAACGACCCAGCAGAGATGACGCCGCCAGCAATCGAGAAGTTGGCCAGGCTGACGGTAGACGAAGAACCAGACGCAACCACAGCCAGTACAAACGTGCTGGTCTCTCCTGGCTTCACGAATATTGATTGCGTGTATGCCTGGTTGGTCGTGATGGAAAAGAACTGCTGAATGTAATGTTCGGCGGTGGCAACCGACTCAATTAACTTGGTAGCATTTAGTGTCCCATCTGGCGAGTTGATGGCGTTCAGACCGAATGTACAGTTCGTCGTTGTCCAAGGTGTCACATTGAATGCGGAGCTTTGCAGGACCAGGTTTGTTCTGGTGTCCTCAATCAGCAACCCTTTGCACGCAAGCGAGATTGAATTGAAGTCAAAGCGTGGAGTATCTGCAGCCATCGCCTCAATAAACCCAGACGCATTCACTCTGGTGGCCGTTGCGCCAGACCGCGCAAACGTGATGCGCGGGTCCAGCGTTGCCGAAGTGAAGTCAAGCGACAACGCGGGATTTATCATGCCAGTTTCTCCACATCGACTTTCCATGTGCCGCTGGATAGTGTCACAGACCCACCAGTCAAGTTGCCAACCACAATCGTTGCTGTGTCACTGGCAGAGATGTAACCGGTCGCAAAGCATCCGGCCAGTGAGACAGGCGAAAACACCTTAACCGTGTCGCCAAGCCGTGCGTTTGTAACGGTGGCAGTCAGAGTTGCAGATGCGCCAGAAGCCACTGGGCCAACACCAGCCGTCACCGTACCTTTAAGGTAATTGATGTTGCCGTGTGCCGTGAACGTGGTGGGAAGTACAAAACCATTGAATAGAACAGGTGTGGTGATTGTTGATGCAATCGTGTTGTTCGTAAATTGAAGGTTTGTGACACCACCTGTCGTTGAAGTGCGGAAACCTTGGTTTGCTGTGCCAAGCAAATCGTTGCCATTTACAGCGACAAATTGTGGTGCTGACGAGATCATGATTGCGTCACCGTTGGTGATCGTCACCGTGTTGTCGTTGATGTACAGCGCAACCTTGTTACCCGTTGAATGAATGCCAGCCACGTTGGTTGCGGTTACGCTATCCACCACACCGTCAATCTGGTTATTGGTGACCCGCACTTGGTCTCCAGCAGCAGCCAGATAAATGCCAGCCGTCACGCCAGCAAACGCAAAGCCAGTACCATCGTTCTCGACGTTCTGGATGAAATTTCCATCAATCAGAACATCGCTCGGAATGTTCGAGCCATCAATCCAGATGCCGCGCTTGTATGGGTTGATGACAATGTTGCCTTGGCAGATAGAACCAGACGCGTTTTGAATTGCAATCCCCGGAGCACGGTTGCGGCCAGCAGTTTGGAGCACGTAGTTTCCGATCACATTGCACTTTGAACCACCCTTAACCGTGATCTGCGCCTCGCCTGCACCAGCATCGACCAGCGTATTGCCAATGACGCGAGAAGAAAATCCACTAGCATAAATGCCTTCGCAGTCGTCTTTGTCATCGTTGATGAGGTTTCGCACCGTGTTGCCGATGATATTCATGAAGCCTTTAAGGACTTGAATACCGTAGGTGCTGCCCGTGCCACCAACTGCTGAAATGTTGTCGATATAGTTGCTGGTGATGTGGGAGAAGCAATTAGTGTCGGTGGAAGTGGTCAGTTGACCAAAACGAATTGCGCCGCAACCGCCTCCACTGTTGTAGTCCTCGATGATGTTGTTGTGGATGTTGGCGACTCGGTGAGACGCACGAATGTCGATTGCCCCAGAGCCTGCGCCGCCGCCGTTAAACACGGAGTTCAAGACAGTCACTTCATCAACAAACACATCTCGGTTCGTGCCCTCAGTGACGATGGAGAAGGTCGCAGAGTTATTGAACAGGCACTTGTCTACACGGATGTACCCGAACGTGGTAGCACCGACTGCGTTGGTGGCGATTTCAAGATGCTCGGTTGTGCCAAGGAAGCCGATGTTTTCGACTTGCAGCGAACCAGAGAGGATGAACTTTCCAGGGCCGCTGAACTGTGAAGCATCTCGCCCATCACCGAACATAACCAAGTCACTTGGGACTGTGACGTCGCTGTTCAGCCGATAATTTCCTGAGTTGATGTGAAGTGCTTTCTGCGCATGGGCAGCGAGAGTCACTGCCGCTTGGACAGCAGCAGCATCGTCTGTCACGCCGTCACCAAGTGCATTGAACGGTGCGTTTTTCAGACTGACAGGGTCTTGCAGGGCAAGGCCAACAGTCTCTTGCTGGTATGAAGCCGCATGCGAGAAAGTAACCTGATCGGCAGTGATTGTGCTGATCACTCCACCGCTGTAGCGCTCAGTCGCGGCAGGTGCGCTGTACACCACGCTGCCATTCTTGTTCATCACGCGGATGCTGTAGTCGCTGTTGACGTACAGACGTGCAGGCGTGCCGCTGTTGGACGGGTATCCACCAAGCGTGCGGATGGGCTGAGCTGCCGGGATTGTCAGTGCAGCGTCCCAGAAGACGTTGATGGGCGACACTTGAGGATCAAGGCTCGCCTGACCGATCCAAATATACCCATCCTCCAAAGGCAACCCATCGTCACCTGTGAAAATTGGATAGCTTGGCTGTATTGATAGGGCTGACATTCAATTTTCCTTGTGTTTGCAATTATCGAAGTGCCAACGGGCCATGTTTCCAATGCTTCCGTTTTTCGCACAGTGTGGACATGCAACTTTAGGCATTATCCGTCCCATACATGCTTCGCTCATTTTCTTTTTTGTGGCTTCACTCTTTGGCTTGCCAAGATGAACGGCGCTTAGCTTTGCGCGAGTTTCATCGCTTGCTTTTTTGCCGCGCATGTTTGTGTTGCCTTTGTGGGCCTCACTCATTTTTCGCTTTGTCTCGTCACTTGCTTTTTTACCAGTGTTTGCAATTCTGAGTTTTTGTTTTGTCTCTTCAGAACGATGAGCGCCAAATAACGGATGCTTTTCACCTTGACACCAAGCACTGAGCTTCTGACGCGTTTCTTGACTTGGAAAGCATCCTGATTTGCCTTCTCCTCCGTCTGTCATATTGCAAAGATTCACGCCAAGCCTACGTAGTTGGTCAATTCGGCTTTCCTCAATCAAAAACGCGAGTTCTTCATCTACACCTTCGGCAATCATGCGAATGCCAAATCCACCAGCTTTTGCAACGATGTTGCGCCAGTATGGATTGCGACCACAAGTCTTTTTTGCCCTAATGCCACGGCCTTTACCGACATAGAACACAGCGCCAGTGTCGGCGCGTGTGTGTTCGTATGCGTAAAAGCCAAGTGCGGACATTACTGGTTCTCCTGGTCAAATTGGCGTCCTGTCTGGACAGCGGATTGCAGCCACTGCACTCTCGCGTCCAGGGATTGTGGCAGCTTTGCTGCGTTTGCGAAATGGGTCAT